CTTTCTGAGGTAGGTTTCGTCCTGCTTGCCGCTATTGGGAAACTGGATAAGGTACGGACATGCAAAAACTGACATTTGATCAAGCGTTCGACCGCCTCATCGACCATGAGGGCGGATATGTCTTTGACCCTCGTGACCCGGGCGGAGAGACCAAGTACGGAATCAGCAAACGCTCATATCCGGCGCTCAACATCAAGAACCTTGACCTGGAAACAGCAAAGGCGATCTACCGCAAGGATTTCTGGGACCCGTTGGGGGATGCCTGCCACCCATCCATCAAGTTTCAGGCGTTCGATTTCGCGGTCAATAGCGGTATACAGACCGCCATTCGCAAGTTGCAGGCGGTGCTCGGCGTTGCCGACGACGGCCACTTCGGGGTGATTTCGAGGCGAGCCCTTGCTTCCGCCCCGGTGTCCGATGTGCTGCTGCGTTACGTGGCTGCCCGTCTCGATTTCCTGGCTCGCCTCTCTACCTGGCCGACATTCGGTCGTGGGTGGGCGCGTCGCATCGCCAACGACTTGCGGTACGCCGCAGAAGATAACGAGGTATGACCATGTCACATTACCGCACAAGCCCCCTCCTGCCCCTTATCGGGATGCTTATAGGCGCCGTGTTCATGCTGCTGTTGTTCTCTGGGTGTGCCACGACGCAGCAGAGTAACCAGCAAAACCTAGCTGATCTGCGGGATACTGCTTGTCCTCTGACGCAAGCTGTGATCCTCGGGCTACAGCTTGACCCGACCATTGATCCCAAGATCAAGGAACAACTTGCCGCTGCTGAACCTTTTGTTACTGCTGCTTGTGCGGCTGATAGCACTATTGAGGCGCTGCAGGCTATGTCTAACAAGGCGTTTCCTGTGGTTCTTGATGTCATCATGAAGTCTCCGACGCTGACGCCAGAACAGAAACAGGCCGCGCTGGTGACATTGACCACGGCGAGGATCGTCATCGCCAACTACCGTAGCGGAGTCTACAATGCCCCCCCTAATTGACCTGTTCCGCGTTCTGCGCGCCGGGGAGGAATTGGCCAATGCCGAAACGTGGAAGAAGCGCCAGGTGCTGGTCAACGCCCTTACCGTGCTTCTATCGTCCGGCCTTGCCGTCGCCTCCGCCTATGGGCACACGGTCAATCTCGACGCCGACGGCGTGGCTGCCATCGCTGGCGCTATCGCTGCTTTTGTCGGGGTGTTCAATGCTTGGGCCACAGTCTCCACGACCGAGCGTATCGGATTGTCACCTGGGGCTGGCAATCCACCGCCCGCAGGGTCTGACGGAGGAGGATACGGAGGCTCTACGCGGAACGTTGACGGACCCTGTTTTTACCCTGATACCGACAGTGATGTGCCGGTTTTGAAATGACCGAGGGATTCATCTTCAACAGAGGCGAAGTGCTTCGTCTTTTGGCAATGGTATCCGGCATTGTTGCCTGCTTTTTGGCAGTAGGTGCGTTAGTTTACCTTGTGTCATCTTTTGTTGAGGATGACTGTCGAAACGACATCAGGTTTGACAAGGACGGGAAACGCGACGATGTCTATTGAGCATCACGAACGCCATTTGGAGCAGGAAATGCTTGAGGCAGCGCAGCATGTTGCCGATGTGTCTAACGTCGAAAAAGACCCGTTGTTGATTATCCTTTGGCGGCTGAATCACCAAGATCGAACACTGGACATGATCAAGTCTGATCTGGCGTCAATGAATAAGGAACTAAGTGATCACGTTGCCCGTGAAGACACCATCAAAGAGTCGATTGACGAGATGGTCAGCATGTGGAAAGGGTCGAAGTTGGTCGGAAAAATCATGACGTGGGCGGTCGGCATCATTGCCGCAATCGGAGCGGCATGGGCTGCCGCCAAGAAGTCCACGCTGTAGCTCGTGTGAGCAAAGGGTTAATGCCGAGGCTTGTTGCAGAGATCAGTTAGGTGTAAAGTCGTTTTGTTGCCCGGTGGCGGGAATAACTAGAGGTACAGGATATGGCACTTGACGCAACTAAATGGCAATACCGGACTGACAAGTCTATCCGGTATATTGGCCCTGCCCACGGCGCTGCCGGAGCGAACTACGTCTCCGTCTACGAGCTACACCGCTGGCTGCAAGACTTGGCCGACGACGCCTCGTCTGCGAACGACGACTACCTCGACATCACGATCCCGAACCCGTCTGACAAGAAGTTCACGACCATCATCGAACTCTTGAATACGACGAAGCTGGATGACGCCTACACGACGCCGGCTTCCGAGTACATCTACGGTGGCTCGATTATCCAGACCGTCTCCGGTCAGGAAGAAATCTACGACGGTATATCTGTCGTGGCGAACCGTGGCGTCGTCGTCAACGTCATCCAGAACAACGCTGTGCTGACCAACAAGTTCTGGAACAGTACGCCGAACGGCGAGAGCTTTGCTGGTCTGAATGCCGACCCGTCTAACGGCGTGGCAATGCGTTTCATGGTCAAGGTCAAGTCTGCCGGGGCCATGATCGACAACGGCGCTCTGCTGTTCACGACCCGCGAGTGGGGCAAGACCTTCTCCGAGTTTCGTATTCCGTCGACGGGCCGAGGCGTCAACGTCGTCCCGCTGACCTACGCCGACGACCTCAACAACACCACCGCCTCGGGCACCGTGGCGACGTGGTCGACGATTGCCAACCTGACATCTGGTTGGAACGCCATCGACGTCAACCAGGACGCCACCAACGAGTATTACTATTCCAAGTGGAACCGCGACACCTACACCATCAACCAGTTCTACGAGCGCATGAAGTACGCCTCGCGGAATGGCGAAACCACGACGCTCTACGGCATTCCGGGTGAAATGTTCCGTGGCATCACCCACGCCATCGACATCGGTACGCCTTCTGGCGGCACCTTTGCCGAAGGTGGAGCGACTAACCTCTCTTGGGGTTCCGGCGCAACGGCAGGCACAGCCAAGATTCTGGCTAACGACACCACCAGCCACGTTCTGTATGTACAACTCCTGACTGGCGTCGTTCCGGGCAACTCCGTGACGGTGACGCAGGGAGCGGTTACGGCGACGACGGCAGGCTCCAACGCCGTGGTCGAGAAGCCTGTGTCAGCCCCGTTCTGCGGCGCATCGACCGGCTCCTCCCTTGTCGGCGCCTACGGCTTCGCACTCGAATACGCCGACCTCGCAGTGAACGACAAGATCACAGCACTTGACGGAACGACCCGCCAGCCGCCGAACAACGTCACTTTCACGGTCAACGGTGTCCAGTCTGGCTGGTACGTTATGGTCGCGCCTTACGACGCGGGCAACATCGACTACAACCAGCTCACGCTGAACGGCACCTTGTCGGGCGCGGCGGTGACGAGCGTTGTGGTGAATGAGGTGATTCCGGCGAACACGCCGTCGTCGGGCACGATCCGCATCAAGCGGGCCAACGGCGCCTACACCCGCCATCCGTACTCGGCGGTCAATACCGGGACCAAGACGTTCACGATCACGTCGCATAATTTCTCGACCAATAACGCGACGACGGGTACGGATGTGTTCATCTCGTACATCGATCAGGCGGCGTCGGGAACTTCGGTCTCCTACAACACGGTGCAGACGTCGAATCAGACCTTGTACGTCGAGGCGAGGTTTGGTGGGACCGGCCCGAACTACACGGATTCGATCAAGCCGGCGAAAACGTCCGGCGTCCTCGGTTCGTCGGGCGGCAGTGCAACGGTCTCTTCGGTGTCCGACGCATAAGGATGGGACATGTCGCTTCAAGAACTCATCGGAGAACCTCAGACCTTAGCGCTCGCCTATCCTGGTGAAACACCGATGACTGTGCGCCTAGCGGATAACAAGGCGCCGCTGGACATGGTGATGATCGAAGCTGATCAAAATAGTGTCGAAATTGTCGTAAAGGGCTGACATGGCAACAATCAGCACCTCGCAGACATTCGACAGCGCCGCACGGACGGCGGGCGAGGCGTTTACCATCAACTCGGGTGCCGTCTTCACCATCGACAGCGATACCCGCGACGGCAAGAACGCCGCAGCGTCGCGTGCCGGGTCGATGGGCAGCTTCACGATGACCGCAGCCTCTGGTGGCCAAGTTGTTGTCGATGGAACGAAGGTATGGCTGATTGCCTACGACGGCAGGATCGGCACCCCGAACGTGCCGGCACTCGGCACCATCATTGCCGGCGTCACCTCTGGCGCCTATGGCGAGTTGATGAATTGCACGTCAGCGATCAATGCCATACCGACCGCTGCCGGATCAGCCATGCCGGCAACCGGCTATTTCAAGCTGAAGAGCGTCACCGGCACATTTCAGGACAACGAAACGCTGGAAATTCAGGGGTCAACTGATCTATGCCTGGCCAACGGCATCGGCGCCCGCGGCTGGATCGAGGTGGTCATGGACGACGCGGCGACGCATACCATCGGGCGCGCGCAAACCTACACCATCACCGGCGACTGGTACGTATCGGAGACGGTCGGCTCGGGGTCGGCGCACCAGCAGGTGCAATTCCCAAACTACGGCGGCGCGGGATTCTTCCTGCCCGGCGTATGGGTCGATGAAGCGGCAAACGACACCTGGGAATTCTGGCCGGCGACCAAAGGTCCCGGTGCCGGCTCCTTCTGGTCCGCCGCGAACATGCTGGCGGAAACCAAAAACAAGTTCTGCGAATGCCTTGCCGATGGCATCATCCGCTTCGGCGGAAACGGCGTGACCGCCTGGGGAAAGATTCCTACCTCCGGAGCCAAGTTCCGCATTCCGAATGTTTTGCTGAAATCCGCTGCCACCGCTTCCCGCGCTTCGGATTCGACCCCGCACGCGACGACCACCAGCCGGCCCGACTTCGCCATGACGAACGCCGGTTCGCTTTACATCAACAAAGCCATCGGTCACTGGAATATCGTATCGAGCCAGGCGTATGCGATCTCGCTGCAATACCTTGCACTGTTCGACGTCTACAACATTTCGGAAACGGCGACGGCGCTGGTCCTGAACGAGTGCCACAACGGCAACCACCTGATCGCCAATGACGCGCCTGCGGTGCTACTGGCGAACAACTACGCGGGCGGCACGGTCACGAACTGCAAGTGGGGCCGCTCGGGAACGATTGCCGCCTCCGACTACGGCACCAGCGTCACCTATTGCAACGGCTTCACCTTCAACGGCTGCCACTTCCAGGGCCGCACGCTGCGCACCCACGCCTCGGCCTATCCGGCCTATTTCGGCTATTGCGACGACCTGACGTTCAACGATTGCGTGGTCGCCGGAAGCGGCGCCTACATCTTTACCTCAACCAACGTCGTCCTCAACGATACGCAGTATTGCGACAACTACGCCGGCATTTCCAGCGTGACCAATGCGCCGGTCGGGGCGCTGATCCTGACCAACTCCAACGGCATCCTGATTGACGGCTTCAGTTGGTACACCTCGACCCCCAACCAGCACCCGGACACCTGCATCGTCTATACCTCATTCACGCAGAACCTCAAAGTGCGCAACATCGGCACCTATGCCTCGCCGCTTACGGCTGGTTCAAGCAACGCCATGCTGTATTTGTGCAACGACGCTGGAAACTCGTACAACCTGGAGTTCAAGCGCATCTACATGGACTTGATTGCCACCACCTTCTTCAACTGCACGAACTCGACCAAGAAAGTAGAAATCGCCAATTGCGAAGGCAACGTCACTGCCTACAAGGCGCTAGTCGCCGGGGCGCTGGACATGGAAGTGAAGAATGTCGGCCTGCTCGGCACCGGCCTGGGCATCGTGCCGGCCTCGCTGCTCTCGATCTATGGATCGATGTTCGCGCATATCTTCACCTCGAGCACGGCGGGCCGGTTGCAACTGCTGTTCAACGAGGATTCTGCGGCAAACGCGGCCTATGTGACCAAGAGTTTCAGCACGTCGTCCACCGGCACGTCGGGATTCAACTCGGGCGGCGGATTGGCGCTGATCAACTCCGGCGACTACATCATCTGCGAGTTCCCGTGGAAGATCATCGGCGTCGATAGCTTCCAGAACAGCGCGCCGACGATCACGACCAGCACAAACATGACCGTCGAGTATCAGATCAACACCGGGTCAGGCTACGGCGGGACGTGGAAAACCTTCAACGCCAGCAACCTGTCGGGAGAAACCGTTGATGAAACAGCGGGCTTCTACTTCAAGATCAAGTGCACAGCGAACGCCACCAGTGCCAGCAACTTGCTGACCGTCGTCTATGCGCTGACCAGTAGCAACAGTACGGCGCAGGCGATCCAGTACCCGCTGGACGTGGTTCCTGTCACAATTACAGTAAAAGATGCAGCAACAGGGGCGGCAGTGCAAAACGCCCGTGTTCGCGTCCTGACTGATGTAGGCAGTAATATAGTTCTTGAAGGTTTGACCAATGCTTCTGGAGTTCTTACCGGAACGACAGAGTACGTGAGCGACGCGATCAGCGGGACTGTACGACGTGCTACAGCAGCCAACGGCACATTGTATAAGCCTGGCACGATCTCTGGAACAACGACGAGCGTTGGGTTTTCTGCAACTGTACTGTTGATTAGCGACGAATGATTTCGGTGGACCATGGTTCTTTCGTCATCTCGATCCCGAAGGCGGACACCATCTTCGTTGAGACCAACGCGCTCACAGGCTACGAGGTTCGCAGCTACGACGAATACGCACTGATGCGAGAACTGGCGAGCTACTTGGACAGCGAGGCTGGCGCTACGTTGCCAGTAGCCTTCAGCCACAACACCAGCGTCACCATTTCCGGCGTCGTTTATGCCCGCGCCCTGCTGATCCTTGCCCCCTACACTGTGGTCTTCGAGGCAGGGAATTATCAGGTAAAGCTGGTCGGCGGCACCAACAACAACCTGCTCGACGTGCTCAATCCCAACGGGGTCTCCGTCATCCCGGCAAACTCGGCGGGTTTGCAGACGGTCAATACGGCGGGCGGAAGTGGAGCAACGGCTGCCGAAGTCTGGTCCTACGGTACTCGCTCCCTGACTACGGCGTTCCCGGATGTGCCGACAGCGGAAGAAAATGCGGCGGCAACTTGGGCACACACGCCGCGCACACTGACGGCAGCTATACCCACCGCAGAAGAGAACGCGGCAGCTACCATCGCTGCATTGATCGAAGGCGGACTAAGTGTGCGCGACGTACTCCGCCTCGTCCTCGCTGTCACAGCAGGCGACGCCACCGGACTTGAAGGTAGCAATATGGCATTCAAGAGTCTGGACGGCACCAAGAACCGCGTCGAAGCGACATACTCCAGCGGCACCCGCGACGTCACGACGAGGGACGCGACATGAGTTACTTCGGCAAACATCTAGGACGTAGTCACGGTTTCTGGTTTGGGACTCTCGACGTCGTTGCTCAGGTTCGACACTACATTTTGAGACTACAGTCGCATGTCCGAAAAACCGTTGTGCTCGCATCGAGGCTGTTTTGATGGAAGTTGTTACTGTTTACTCTCCTGTGACGCAGACCGCCACACTCGACTCTGTACTGTGCGTGTCGCTTTCTCTTGCATCTACGTCCAGCACAACGGTAACGGCGACGAGCCAATTGACCAAGACCCTGACCACGAATTCGAGAATTGACCTGGAGGAATCATGAGCGTCATCTACAAAAACGACATTGGCACCGAGTTGATCCTCGACTGCGGCGTCACCATCTCAACCGCGACCGTGATGAAGGTCCGCGCCCGCAATCCCAACGGCGCCCTGAAAGAATGGGGTGCCACATTGAACAACTCGACAAGCATCAAGTATGTGCTGCTGTCCGGCGACATCGACGTGGCTGGCAAGTGGCAATTCCAGTCTTACATCGAGATGCCGGGCTGGAAAGGTCGGGGTGAGTGGGCTACAGTCGAGGTCAAGGATTGACATGAAACAAGCCAAGAGACGGTTGTTTATTCCTCGTAGCAGTATGGATTTGCAAAACCTAAAGGGGCGTGGTATAAGCCCTGAAACGGAGCAATCAATGAGTACCAGTAAAAACACTTTCCCCGAAGTCCTGTGGGCTGGCACCGAGCATAGCCTCGCGCTGGCGATGGAAGCTCACGACCGCATGATGGCGGGCGCCTTCAGCGACGACGAGGAAGACGATGACGACGAAGTCCCGTTCAACTACTCCGTGCAGGGCGACGTCGGCATCATCGCCATCAAGGGCTCCCTGACCAACCGCGATGTCTGGTACAACCGCTACCTCGGTGTCACCAGCTACGCCGACATCCGCAAGGCGTTGATGTACGCCGCCAGTTCCGACGTCAAGGCTATTGTCCTCGACATCGACTCGGGCGGCGGCGCAGTGAGCGGCGTTGCGGATGCCGGCAACCTGATCAAACTGATTGACCAGAGCGTCAAGCCGATCTACTCGTTTACCGATGGCGCGATGTGCTCCGCCGCCTACTGGCTTGGCTGCTCCGCCCGCGAAGTTTATTCCAGCAACGTCAGCACCGTTGGCTCCATTGGCGTCATTGCGACGCACATGGAGTACAGCAAGGCGCTCAAGGACGCGGGAGTCGGCGTGACCGTCGTGCGTGCAGGGGAATTCAAGGCCTTGGCAAACTCGGTCGAACCACTGTCCGACAAGGCGAAGACGCAACTCCAGAATCAACTGAACGCTGCCTACGGGGTGTTCCTCGAGCACGTTGCTGATTGCCGCAAAACCACGGTCAATCTGTGTGATGCGAACATGGCGCAAGGGCGCGAATTTTTCGGCAAGGAAGCCTTGGCTGCCGGGCTGGTTGACGGGATCGAGTCGTTTGATTCGACGATGAGCAAGATCAACGTGAAACTTCTTGACATTGAGAAGCATTCCAATAACAATTTGGGAAATTACCAACGAGGTATTGACATGGGCAAGAAAGCTTTGACTGAAACCGACATCGCCGCACTGGCCGCTGGCGTCGACCTCGACGCCGCCGCTGACCCGGTCGTTGAAGGGAATGAGTCTACTACCGAGGCTGCTTCTACCGAGACCGAGGCTGTCGAAACGACGGCGGAAGTGACGGAAACGGAAGAAGTAAAGCATGAGTCGCAGGCTTCGGTGGTTTCCTTCCTGCAAGCGCAGGTGAAGGAGAAGGATACCGAGATTCTTAACCTCAGCATCGAGGTCAAGGGTTTCAAGGACAAGGTTGCCTCGATTGAGGCAACGCACAACGGCCTGACTGACGTCGTTCGGAAGGCCGTTGCTGGAATGAAGGTTCGGATGGGCGCTTCCAACGTCGACCTTTCCGCGCTGTCGGCTCAGGAACTCCTGGCTGACTACGCGGCGACGTCTGAGGCTTTCCTGAAGACGTTCAAAGCTGGCGGTGTCGCTGCGGTAGATGCAGCCAGCGCCGAAGTTCAATCGCCGACGATGAGTCCGCGCCAGAAGGCACGGGTCAATGCGGCACGTTTCACGAAGTAACTAGGAGCTAGACATGGCTAAGTTCAAGATGCAACCCACTGTGGATACCGAGTGCATTACTGCACGGCTTGGTGCTGGCTCCGGTTCCGCCAATTACGTCACTGACCTGGAACTCGGCAAGCCGGTAAAGCTGGCTGGCGATTCCCAGTACAACCTGTGCGCCGCTGGCGACCAGATCGAAGGCTTCATCCGCGCCGTTGAGACTTGGACTGCCGACGATTTCTCCATCGGTTCGGTCCAGTACGAAGGCCGCGTCAAGGTCACCCTTGACGGTCTGCAAGCCACGCCGGGTACTGGCGCCATCGCCGTTGGCGATTACGTCGTCGCTGGCACCGCCGTCGCCAAGGGCACCTCCCTCGGCTCTGCCTACCCGAAGGTCTGCAGGGCCACGACCCAGACCGGGATGTATTTCGCTTGGCGCGTTGTGTCGCTGGATGGCACGACCGCTGTTGGTCAGACTGCCACCATCGAGCGCGTCAACGCCTAAACAGGAGATACTGAAATGGCAAAGTTTTTTGATGCCTCTGGCAAGATTCAAGAGGTTAACGTCAGCCTCGATACCGTGGTTCGCCCCGCCAAGGACGCGAATATGTCGGTGCGCGACTACGTCAATACTACCTACGAGACCAACGCCGAGTCCTACGGCGACGCCTTCTCGCAGCTTTGCGAGTCCGAGGGCATCGTCCTTGGCTCCAACAAGAAGTACGGCATCAAGTCGCCGTCGCTGGAGTCCGTGCTGAGTGGCCGTCCGGAAATGGAAGCTGGCGTCATCGTCCGCAACCCGTCCAACCAGGCCCGCGTCCTGCTCATGCCTGCCATCGGCGCCCTCGTCGAGGACAAGCTGGTCGGTGACCTGAGCATGAACGCCGATCAGTACGACCGCATGATCGCCATCGACACCACCATCGCCGATGAGTGGTATCTGTGGCCGGAAGCCAACTACTCGGCTCCGGAAGCGGCGCGTTCGCAGGCGATTGCTCCTCTGTCCAAGCCGGCTAACATGCTGACGCTCGGTACGGTTGAGAAGTCGATTCGTGTCCCGACCTTCGGCCTTGGCATTGAGTGGGACACTCGTGCTGAGAAATACCTGAATCTTGACTTCATTTCGCTGTCCATTGCTCGTCAGATTGCTGTTGAGCGCAACGCTCGCGCAGAAGAAAACCTTCTGGCTATGCTGAATGGTGATGCGGACGTAGGGGCGGCCTCTCTGGCATCCCTTGGCAAGGTCAAGACTGCTGTTTCTCTGGACGCCGCTGCCACAACTGGGATTACCCAGAAGGCCTGGATGCTGTGGCTGTATAGCAACAGCAAGAAGCGCCGCATCGACTGGGTGGTTACCGACATCAACGGCGCCCTGGCTATCCAGAACCGTACTGGACGCCCGGTTATCGTCGGCGACAACGGCACCTCCGTTCGCATCAACACGAACGAGCGCGTCGCCAACCCGACGTGGAACGACGAAGTCAACGTGTTCATTACCGACAACCCCTCGTGGAGTGCCGGAACGATCATGGGCATCGACTCGCGTTACGCTATCCAGCGGATCACCTCGACCAACGCCTCCTACCAGGCTCAAGAAGAGTTCGTGCTCCGTCGCAGTGCCGCCATGCGCTTCGACACAGGGACCATTTCGCGCAGAATGTACAACGACGCGTTTGAAGTTTTGACATTTGCGTGACATTAGCTAATGCTAATAAAGCCCCTCCTCGGAGGGGCTTTTATTTACCTTCCTTGGCCTCCCTAGCTGCCTGATTTCTTGCCCTCCCCTCCTTAATTTTTTCTGCACGGGCGGCGTACCATTCAGGACTTTTAGCTAACATCGCTTGCCTCAATTTTTCTCTTTGAGCATCTGATATTACTTTCCCTTTATGAAAATCACTCATTTTCTTACGGGATTCCTCGGACATTTTTACTCCTTTCATGGGACTGGGCCTGCCTAAGCAGCTAGCAGAAAGATTCTTAATCCATTTCTCCCTTTCTTCTTCTGTCCTGTTGGCTGCGGATATTCTTAAGCTGGCTGACAGTTTTGCACGAGACTCATCAGTGTGAACTCTAGACTTCACAGCTTGAATAACTTTTTCTCTATGCTCTCCTTTTAGTTTTCTACCTTTAGTTGCTGCGCTTAGTTTAGCTTTATGCTCGTCTGTAAGAGGCACGCCACGCTTAGCTTCTAACGCCTTTTTAAGGATATATGCTCTTTGCTCTGGAGTAATCGCAGCGGCTACTTTTCTTCCATTTTCAGACCTACGCTGTCTTTCTTCGTCAGACAAGTTCATTTTCTTCCCTTTGCGGGCTGCACTTAATTTAGCCTTTGTCTCCTCTGTATGGGTGCGCCCTGTTGAAGCAACACGAAGTTTTTCTCTAGTTTCATCCGAGGGCGTGCGGCCTTTTATGGCTGCGGAGATTTTTTCTCGGTGCTCAGGGGTAAGCTTTCTTCCTTTGTTAACTCCTTTCAGTTTTTCTCTCAAGCGTTCAGCAATTTCTGGGTAGGCCCAAGCACCCTTACTTCCTTTCAGAGCCTCGCTCATTTTCCTTTTATGTTCATCCGATAGAGTTATACCTGTCTTCAACTCACGCATAAGTTCCGCTATGTCTGGTCTTTTAGTTCCATACATAGGGTTTCCACTGCCAGAGTTTCTAACACTCGCTCTCTGCCTAGTCTCTTGGCTAACCTCTACTCCCCGTGTACTGCCAGCCTCTCTGCAAATGTTGTAGTCCCCGATCTCGTCTATCCACTCCTGTTCAATACCAAGAAGGGCCTCGACATCAAATACTTCCTCACAAACCCCCCAAACAAAGGTGTTTATTCCGTTCTTGTTGTACGACCTCTGGAGGTGGATGTTGTGGTGCTCGCCTTTAGATAGGGCGTAGAAGTGAGAACCAATACGGCTAAATATATCCTGACTAGAACCTATGTAGAATTTATCGGAGGAGGTGTTCTGAATATAGTAGACGCCCATCAGTCTATAGTCTGGTAAATCAGAAACGCTCATAGCTTTGAGCGCTTTTGCCTTATCAGAGCGAGGGGCTTTGGCAATAGGTTCAGTCATTGTAATTGCTTCCCTTCCTCAAAATATGACATAACCGCCCACCGCATGACGGCGGAGACGCTGACACCCTTGGCCTCGGCCTCCTTGAGCAGCTTGTTATGCAGTTCTTCCTCGAGCCGCAAGGTGAACGTCACCGGGTCCTTCATGGTCTTTCTTCTCATAGCTACCTCCGTTAGTAAGACATCTGTTCACATCATACATCCCATCTTGCAAATCTGTCAATTCCAACGCATAATCCGGTGAAACCCTCCCCATCAAAAGGCGAACCCATGTCTGACGACACCGAAGTCTCCAAGCCTCAAGAAACTGTCGAGGCCAAGGAATCCAAGCCCCGAACCCCGCGCCAGCCCAAGAAAATCACCGTCCGCCCCGTCTATGGCCGCATGGTGCACATGCTCACCGCTCAAGAGATCGTGGGCGATACCGAGGTTCCGGAGATCGATGGCTGGCTGCAAGCCCAGATCGATGCCGGCAAGATCGTAGTCGTTGTAGCGTAAGGACACTTCAACCGTGGCCCTTTTGACCTATACGACCTACGACGACATTCGTGCCGCCCTTGGCGTGTCTTCGGACGAAATAGAGGACGCCACGCTCTCGCTCTCGTTGTACGAGTTGAACTTGACGTCGGAGTTCGAGGACATTGATACGTCCATCGAAACCGACTATGCCACGGTTGCGGCGTTGTCGAGCAGGACGGCTGTACAAGATCGGTTTCTACAGGCTACCCGCCTGTTTGCGACTTATGCGGTAGCCTACCAGGCCACCACCTCTCTGCCACTGTTCAGCCCCAAGGACGTCACTGACGGTAAGGCCGCGTTCTCACGCTACGCCGACAGCCCGTACAAGGAAGTCATCAAGCGGGTTGAGCAGCTATACGGCAAGTACAAAGCCAGGCTCGAAGCGGCATATGCCGCGAACAATGCGGGGAGTGCGCCGTCCATCACGCCCCGCCCCTATTTCAATGTCTCTGTCCCTGACAGTGACCCTGTTACTGGCACCTGACCATGCGCCTCCACTTGGCGGCACAGCACTTTAACCGTATGCCGTGTAACGACGGCTATACGGGCGCTTTCCTGTACAACGGGCAACTCGGGCTTTTTGACGATAGCAAACGTGACTCCGAAAGTTCCGAGCGCCGCATTCTCGAACTTGCGCCAGAACTTAGTCCTCCTGCCCGCAACGTTATCGAGGCTCACGGCGTCCGTTACATCATCGGCCACGGCTTTCAGGATAGCGCTTTGGGAAGCGTTATCCGGCGCAAGTACATCGCCCACGAAGCGACGAATCTATCGACGTGGTACACCCTGCAGCAACTCTGCCAGAACACTACAGGCACACAAGCATGGGCGGCTAAGGCGTGGGTAAAGGACAGCAAGGAGATTGACGAGTCGTCTGACATGATCGGCGTCAATCACATCCACATGTCGACGTCCGAGGCTGTGGCGCCCACCAACATCATCCTGTTTGACGGCGGCTACAACATTGTCCGCAAGACCACCAAGGGGCCTGCCGGCACTCTCGTAGTTACTTGTGACGAAGTGCCCGAACCTGCGATTGAAACGGCGACGCTGAAGCAGGGTACGTGGGACCCGATCAATGAGACGATGGCGACGACGAACACCTCGGTACGCACCTTGAGGCTGCGCTGGCAGTCCTTGTTCGAGTACCGCGACGCCGCCGCTCACAACTTCAAGCCCGAAGACATGCAGGTAGTCATCGCCAAGTCGGTGGCGACGCCGGTTATCGGCGCCACCCTCGTCATGTCGGACGGCGACTTCCAGATTGATTCGATCATGAGCGAGACGGGCGTGTGGGTGTGCAAGGTGGCGCGGCATGGCTAACTGGGAGGGGTTGGATGAAGCCTTCGCCGAGTTGGAGGCTGAGTGTGCCAATGTGATCAGAGGCATGACCGTCGAGATTTTTCTCCACACCCTACAGTACAGCCCGCAATACTTTGGCCGCTACGCATCAAGCTGGACGTACAAGATCGGCAGCCCTGAGTTCTGGACAAACCCAGAGTTTGATTACGTGGCTGAGGATCAGGGGTATGCCCCGATCTACCGCAAGGGCGACTACCCGGCGCTCGCTTCAGCCGTCAAGCATAACCTTGGCCGCGATAGCAGCTTCACGCTTGGCGATACCGTCTACATTTCCAACGGTGTCGACCACGGGCAAGGGTCTTACGCAGGCCTGATCGAGGACGGGCAGATCAAGCTGCGTGCAGTGAATCAGCCCGGACGACCTTTAGGACGTGCCCTCGACCGCGCCGCCACCTGGTTCGCTAACGACGTCAACCCCAATCACGCCGCCAACCTCAAGGCCATGAGGATTTACTGATGAAAAGTCAAAGCGGGTTTATTAGTGAGAGTGATTTTTGGACTTTTATCGCCATTATGATTGCGCTTGGGTTTGCTCTAGGCGGGGTGGTTTTTATCGGGCTGCCTAAGCTGTGGGAATTCTTAAAGCCCCTGATCCATGCGTGGAGCGCTTAATGAAAGAAGCCATTCAGAAAGAGATCGTGACGTGGTTTGACGCAGCGTATCGGGCGCAGTACCCGACTGTGCCCGTCGTCTACGAGAACCAGCCATTTGACTGGAACAACCTGCCCGACACCTTTATAGAGTTCGAGGTCCGCTTCTACTCAGGACAGCAGATTAACCTTGGCAGCCCCAAGACCCGGCACGGCGGCTACATCTACGTGACGGTCTGGACCAAGGAGGGCAAGGGCACGATTGCCAGCAAAAAGATGCTCGACTGGGTCGACGACAGGCTTGGCTACAAGACCTTGGCGACCGTCCAGATCGAGGCGCCAGAACCCGATGAGGGGTCGCCGAACAAGGGCTGGCACCTCGAAGGAAGCAAGTACAGGTTCTATGCGGATGAGTCGTAAACAAGGCGTTTCCGTAGCACTTGACACCGATTCTCATTCGTGAGATATAGACGAAAACTCTGACACATTTCCACGTAAGGAAGTATTGCCATGCCGACTCTTTCCGCATCGAACCGCACCCAAGTAGCGTACAAGCTCGAAGGGGCCAGCTACCCGACGTCCTGGGGGGTGTTCCCCGTTGCCGGTAACGGTAACCTCGTCCGCATCACCGGCGAGACCCTTGACTACACCCAGGGCACCGAGCAATCGAAGGAACTCCGCTCCGACCGCCAGGTAACCGACACCATCACCGTCAGCGCTTCGTCGCAGGGCGGCTTCAACTTCGAGATGTCGTACCGCGAGTTCGACTGGATTCTCGAAGGCATCGCCCAATCGACCTACACCGAGTACGGTACTTCCGGCGTTTCTGCTGCCATCGCTACGCTGACCCTCGCCACCGGCACCATCACTGCTGGCGCTGCGCCGACCGGCAACGACGCTTTCACTACGCTCCAGAAGGGCCAGTGGATTTCGATCATCCCGGCAGCCGGCGCTTCCGCCACGGTCAAAGCCTACTTCTACGGCCGCGCCTTCCGCGTCGATGGCACGACTGCCCCGACCTCCACGGTTATCACGCTTGACGCCGCCACCCCGATCAACACCACGATTGCTGGTGCCTCGCTGTCCGGAGCGATGATCTCGTCTTCGCGGCTGGTCAACGGCAACACGATGAAGTCGTACTCCATCGAAGCCGGCCACCTCGACGTCGGCCAGTATCGCCAATACACCGGCATGATTGCCTCGAAGCTGGACCTGAAGATCGGCGTCGGCAGCATCATCACCGGCACCGTCGACTTCATGGGCAAGGGCATGACACTCGCTCAGGCGACCGGCATGGGCACCGTGGTCGCCTCCAATGGGTACTCGCCGGCCAACGCCGTTCGTGGCGTCTTCGACATTCTCGAAGGCGGTTCCTCGATCACCGCGACGACCTACATCAAGTCGGCGGACATCACCATCGACAACTCGCTGCGCGGTCAGGATGCTGTCGGCGTCCTTGGTAACGCAGGTGTCGCCGCTGGCACGATCAAGGCTTCTGGCAAGCTGGAAGTCTATTTCGCCGACCAGACCATGTACAACAAGTTCCTGAATAACACCGAGACCTCCTTGGCGATCCCGGTTCAGGACAACGCAGGCAACGGCTACGTCTTCGTCTTCCCGCGCATGAAGTACACGGCGGCGAAGGTCAATGCGGGAGGTCTCGATCAGGACAACATGCTGTCCCTTGATTTCACCGCCCTGATGGACAACGTCGCAACCTCGGCGACGTATCAGAAGACGTTCTCGATCTTCCGCGTCGGCGCTGCTACCTAAGTTTTACCGGAGGGCTTCGGCCCTCCAATTGTCATTGACCCAAGAAAGGAAGTACCCTAGATGGCTCTTGATATTTTTGCCCAGTTCGCCACCGACGAAACCCTTGAGGAAAACGGTACGTGGTTCCCGATTGGCGGCGGTGCCCGCGTTCTGGTTGCCCGTTCCGGCAACCGCAAGTACGCCAAGCTGCTGACCAAGGAAGTCGAACGCAACAAGAAGGCGCTGGACCTGAACGACGACGCGGCTGACAAGCTGTCCGAGGAAATCATGATTGGCGTGATCGCCGAGACCATCCTCCTTGGTTGGGAAGACGTCAGCTTCAAGGGTGAAGTGCTGGAGTACAACGTTGCCAACGCCAAGAAGCTGCTGGCGGTGAAGGACTTCCGCAAGACTGTGGCGCAGTTCGCTGACGATGTTTCTGCCTTCAAGTTCAAGGAGACCGAAGAGCAGGGAAAAGCCTGACGGCCTACCTTGCTTGGCAATTGGAGTGGGGTGCAAGTGAAAAGTTTTTCAAGCTGGTAAAGGAAGACACCGGCGTACCC